GCAGCATTTGCCTGTCGTTTGCGATGACGATGACTGGTATGACGAGGATCATGTCAAGTACATCATGGAAAAAATTAATGCGGGCTACGACTGGGCGCATAGCTTACGCAAGGTGTATGACAAAGACGGCAAGTATTTGTTTGACGATAACTGCGAAGCCATTGGCGAAAACCACCACGCCTGGAATATTGAAGGGCATCATTTTGTGGACTGGTGTATGTGGGGTATGAAAACCGACAAGCTACGCCAAATTGCCATATTGCTTAACAACAAAGACTTAGCCGTAGATCGGCACTTTTACAACGCAGCCAAGCAACTCTTTCCAAACTTTACAAGCACCAATCGGCATACCTTTAACTTCCGCTTAGGTGGTGGTTGCGGGGTGCAAAAGGAGTTCTTTGAACAAGGCAACGCCTGGATGCTAAAGAAGTTTGACAACAAATTACCGTGGATTAAAACCTAATGGATTTTAACCTTAGCCAGTTTTACAACTTTTGCTCGCAGCTACAGATTGAAACCAAAGAGCAAGGGCTAAAGCGCATGGGCAGTCTGCTCGGTACGCAGACCTATGTAATGAATGAAATCAAAAAAGGGTTGGCAGAGGATGTGCATTTCTTTGTCATCCTGAAAGGAAGGCAGCTTGGCATCACTACAATATCACTCGCACTTGATCTCTACTGGCACTTCACCCATCCAGGATTGCAAGGAACGCTCACCACAGACACCGAAGAAAACCGAGATATGTTCCGAAGCACCCTTGCCATGTATATGGAAGGTTTACCCAAAGAGTATCGAATCCCGCTTCTTGCCCACAATCGGAATCAGCTTTCCCTCAAGAACCGCAGCCGTCTTTTTTATCAAGTCGCTGGACTTAGAGCAAAAGGTTCACTTGGTCGTGGAAAGGCTATCACATACCTACATGGTACGGAAACAAGTTCTTGGGGAGATGAAGAAGGACTAGCTTCCCTTTTGGCTTCTTTAGCCGAAACCAATCCAGATCGGATGTACTTGTTTGAATCGACTGCCCGTGGCTTCAATATGTTCCACGATATGTATGTCACCGCTAAACGGGCTAGAACCCAACGGGCTATTTTCTGTGGCTGGTGGCGCAATGAACTCTACAGCCTAGATCCTGAAGGTCAAACCTACAAAGTGTATTGGGATGGCAAGCTATCAGGCGAAGAAAAAGAATGGGTACGGGATATTAAGAAACTGTACAACTTTGAAATCAATAGCCGTCAAATAGCCTGGTGGCGTTGGAAGCTCTATGAAGGTATTAAGGATGACAGCCTAATGTACCAAGAGTTCCCACCGACTGAGGACTACGCTTTTGTGATGACGGGAACTTCTTTCTTTTCTAATGCGAGGTGTACGGATGCCGTCAAAAAGATTAAGCGAATGGATTGTGAATACTTTAGATACAGCTTTGGAGTTAACTTCCAAGATACTGAAGTCCTTAAATCCACAGAAAGATTGGCTTCGCTCAAGGTTTGGGAGCAGCCTGTTGATACTGCTTATTATGTTATTGGCGCTGATCCCGCTTACGGTAGTTCTGATTGGGCTGATCGTTTCTGTATTCAGGTCTATCGTGTTTATGCTGACGGGCTTGAGCAAGTGGCTTCGTTTGCGACTTCAGAGCTTAACACTTACCAGTTTGCGTGGATCATTGCGCACTTGGCTGGTGCGTACAAGAATTCGACATTAAACCTTGAGGTCAATGGTCCAGGTCAAGCCGTTATTAACGAACTCAAGAATCTCAAGCGCCAAGCAGCCAACATGGGTAGCGCATTGGGCAAAGACTTGATGGATGTGTACGCCAATATGCAAAACTACATTTGGCGCAGAAACGATACCTTGGGGGGTATATCAAACAGCATTGGCTGGCTGACTACCGCAGCGACCAAGGAAAGGATGCTCACCTACATGAAGGATTACTTTGAGCGTGGCATGATGGACATCTACGACATGGACACCATTGAAGAAATGAAAACCATGGTGCGGGATGGTGGCTCAATCATGGCTTCTGGGCGTAACAAGGATGACCGAGTAATTGCTTCAGCCTTAGCGTGTGCAGCTTACGCAGAGCAAGTCCAGCCTAGACTTATTGCCCAAAAGATTAGCCGTCAAGTATCACGGGTGCAAGATGACTTTACCCCAGAGCAATTGACAGTCGGGCGCAATGTGTCAGACTATCTCAAACGCATTGGAGTGTATGGACAATGAAACCCACGCTTTCTAAGGCAGAACTCAAGCGCATCATGCGCAGATTCCTCTCAGACCATAACCGAGGAATTAGCATCCCTTTATTCTCCGATCTATGCGGGGTGTCTGTTAGTCAATTGCGAGATGTGTTCCTCAGAGAAGCAGAACCATTGACCGAGTATGTGCAAAGACGGGTAAGCAAAGCCTATAACGAATGGAAAGATGGCGAAGTAGCCATCATGCAAAACCGAGATACCAGCAAGTTTGTCCAGTTTAGGAAAGAAGCCAAGCCAGCCATGCAACGCACCACAGGCTTGCAAGTAGTTAATGGAGAGATTAAGATTAAGTTAGGCATTACCAAGAAGTATGATTATTCAATTAGTACATTAGATGAACAGTTAAGAAGGGGATAATATGGCAGTTAAACACGATTACAAATGCCCAACACACGGGTATTTTGAGAGTACCAAGGCGCAATGCCCAATGAAAGGATGTCAAGATGAAGTTTTTATCGTTTTTCTCCAAGCTCCAGCAACTATTTCAGCGAAAACCCGCTTTACCGACAAGTCAACCAAGCAACTCGCCATCGAGTTCGATATGTCAAACATCAAAACCACTAGAGAAGGCGAAAACCAAAGCGGATACCTTACCCGTAAAAACAAATTCAAAGAAAAAGATTACGCAGAAGCCGAGAAGTTCGCAACCCGTAAAAGAGGGGTCAACAAAGACAAGATCAAACCTCAACAGATCCCGCAACCGCAACAGCAAGAAGCCCGCCCTGGTGATGCAGCGATCTGGGGTGGCGGCTTCCAAGGACTAAGTATGCAATCTCTGTTAGCGGGTCGTGCAATTAAATCCGTACAAGGAGAATCGGTAGGCTTGACACCATCTCAGGCTGGCATACAATCAGGACCTAGAGTAGATCCGAAATCAACCTTGCGAGATCCAGATAATTTGAAGATTAAGACATGAGAATCCCATCAAATGCTCAAGAAAGAGAAGATTTTTACTTAGAAATCTTACAAAAGTGTCTGGTTTCTAAGGAAGAAAGACGGGCTGACTACCATACATTACGGGCTTATTACCTATTTGGCGCTGGTCCTGAAGAACCGCCAGCGTATTTTAATAAAATTAACCCGCATTTAGATCAGCTTTCTTCATTCCTGTATTCCGCAGACACTACACGATTTTCCATTCAGCTAGGTGCTTCGGTTAACAACATCGAACACCGCAAGACACCCGTATTAACCAATGCTTTAAATGACGAATGGATGAATTCCAATGCCGATCAAGTGTTTTCGGCAGCTTTAAATTGGTCTTTGGTGTACAACACCACCTTCGTAAAGCTCGTAGTTAACAAGGGAATCCACCCGTACATGATTGAACCTTCCTCAGTAGGCGTACTGAGAGAGGACATCCCCTATACAGACAGGCAAGAAGCCATCGTTCAGACTTATTACATTACTAAATCGGATCTCTATGCCCGTCTGTATTCCCATCCTAAGCGAGATGAGCTGGTAAAACGGGTTACCGCTGGCTCTGGACCGCAAGATAGTGACATCCCAGATGCCGTAAACCGCATTGTGACTAGTCAAACTAACCCTACCATCTACGGTAATGTCAATATGGACTTGTATGGCGAGATGCGCTATCAGGCTCGACTGGCTGAGGACACCGTGGAGATGCATGAATTGTGGATTTGGAATGATGACACCAGCGATTACCAGGTGGTCACCATTGCACAGCCTAATGTCATTATCTATGACCGACCAGGCGAATCTTTGTTTATGAAGGGTGAATGTCCGTTCATTCAGCTTTGCCCTAACCCCCTATACGACTACTACTGGGGTGAATCGGAGTGCCAAAAGCTCATTCTTTTGCAATCCTTACGCAATAACCGCATGACCGAGATTTTGGACTTACTCAGTAAGCAAGTTAGCCCGCCTACAGCCCTTACAGGCTTTACGGGTATCTTGGATGAAAAGAACTTTGCCCTCAATCGTGCGGGTGGACTGCTTGCTAGCGATATGCCTAATGCCAAGGTCGATCGTCTAGCGCCAAACTTACCTAATGATTTATTTGAGATGCTCCGTGAGATCGATGCAATGTTCTCAGAAGTGTCAGGAATCTCCAATGTCCTGTCTGGGCGTGGTGAATCGGGTGTCAGAAGCCAAGGTCATGCCAGCCAACTAGCCCGTCTAGGTAGCTCTAGGGCTAAGAAACGGGCGTTAATTGTTGAGGATGCCTTGGAAAAGGTAGCCACCATGTACCTCAAACTCATGCAGTTCTATGATCCTACGCATTATGTGGACACAGAAGGCAAGCCATTCATTGCAGACCAGTTCACCAGAGATTTTGTGGTTAAGGTAGATGCCCATAGCAATAGCCCAATCTTTACCGAGGATTTGAAAAACCTTGCCTTTAACTTGTTTAAGGCTGGCGCTATCGATCAGGAATCCTTATTGGATATGCTAGAACCACCAATGAAGCAGTTGTTAAAAGATAAATTAAAGACTAAGATGAGCATGAGTGGTGGTGGAAGCCTACCCGCTTCTGCTACTGAAGGTGGACCAAGCGAACCAATAGTGGGGTAATGATGGAAAATCAATCGATACAACCCAAAGCCGATCAGCCTAGGGTAACTACTGAATCACTCAAGCGTGGCGATGCTCCAGCGCAGTTAGAATATCGCAATCGTGGGTTTGAAAATGTTTCCCGTTCACCAAGCACTAGGGTGTACGGGCGTGATGTTAGGGGATAGTTAATGGGAGAAAGCTATGTACGGTAAGAAAATGAAGCGTGGTCGTAAGACAATGCGTTAAGAATCCTTCACGGGAGTTCCTAGGGTAGCGGGAATTAAAATACAGCTACCCACTTGACAAGTCATAGATAAAGTTTAATCTATGCAGAAATTGATAGGAAAAAGTTATGGCTCTACCGCAAGAAGAAATGATGAAGATGATCGCAAGCCAGCGAGATCAAGCTACTCCTGGCGGGATGGTCAAAACTACTGATGAAGAAGTGGTGATGTCCGATGCGACAACCCCACCAATGGCTGCTCCCATGTCAACGCCTGAACCAAAACTGGGAAGCAAAGAATCCGCAATGATTAATCTTTCTATGGCAATGGACTTGCTAAACCAGAGCTTGCCTGGCATTGGCGTTAATTCCATGGAAGGTAAAAAGGTTTTAGATGCAATTCGTGTAATTACTGGAATCCTCGGTCCAAATAAAGAGCGTACCGATGAATTGCAACCTACTGAGATTTTGAATATGTTACAAACTTTACCTCAAGCTGGTGGCGCAACACCTGAGAGTAAAGCCATGTCCTCTGCGCCAGCAATTCCTGGAATGATGCCTACCCCGCCTGGTGGTGGTGCATTGCCAATACCTCAACCCATTTAAAGGAAATTACTATGGAACTCTTTAAACCCCGTGGCGCTTCCGCACCCCGCAGACCAACTGACAATAACCAAAAGAACGGACAAGTAATCAATACTCCCCGTTTCTCTCAGTTTGGTGGCTTGTCTGCATCAAATAAAGCGGGTAGCAAAAACCAAATGTCGATGTCGCAGCCTGGCGACACCAAAAAAGTTATCTAACTAAGAAAAGGGGATAAAGATGAGCTTAGAAGATATTAGTTTGGAACAGCGGGATGAATTGGCGCTCTTAATGCAAGAGTTAGCCCAGAACCCCGCTACCCGTAAAGAAGCCTTGCGTTTAACCAAGAAGGTTAGACCTAATTTGCCTATTCCTGAACTAGAGCTTGAGGACTATACCGAACAAAAGGTTAGTGCTGCCGAAGAACGGGTTATGCAATTGGAAGCAAAGCTCAAGGAAAAAGAAGCATTAGAAGAATTACAAAAGCGCAGAGATAGCCTAATTAAAAAAGGGTTAGCGAATTCGGATGAGGATATTCAAAGTATCGAGAAAATTATGCTTGAGAAAAAAATATCAAACCACGAAACTGCTGCTGAGTATTTCGACTGGATGAAACAAGCTGCTGTTCCAACACCATCTGGATACAACCCAAGTCCGTTAAAAGGTTTTGACCTGAATAACTATTGGAAAAATCCAGTACAAGGTGCTAGAAACGAAGCTGCAAAAGCATTGTCCGAGCTGCGTAAAAACACTCGACCAATTGGTATTTGAAGTTAGCAGTACAAGGGGATATTTAGATTTTTGTTTGGAGATAAACTATGCCAATAGGCGGAGGAATTCTTCCAGCAGCGGGTACATCGCAATATAACGAACTTACTTATGTAACTCGTAGAGCGTTTATCCCTAAGCTGGTCGTACAACTTTATAACAGCACACCCTTGATGGCTGCGTTGATTGCTAATAGTCAACAGGCTTCAGGTGGTGTATCCCAAGTAACTGTGCCAGTTCAAGGCGCTCAGTTCGTTAACGCACAATGGTCTGACTACTCTGGTAGCTTCACACAACCATCCGTACAGCAAGGTGCATTTAACGCTGAGTTCAACCTTAAATTGATGATTGCTCCTGTACCATTCCTAGGGATGGAAGGCGCTGTACAGCAAGACTATGCAATTATTCCTCTCATTGAAGCTCGTATGAACGATGCAACCAATGTGATGATGGATGCAATGGCTACTGCTTTGTACACCAACTACACGAACACTCAGCAATTTATTGGTTTGCCAGGCG